CTTTTATACAACCCTTAACGATTGGGTTATCTCTAGGTATTTGTTGCATATTAAGTTTACCACTACTACTTAATCTTCCTGATGTTGTACCATGTAGATTGAAATTTGTCCTTAATCTTCCATCACGATTTAGTGCGGGAATAATTTTATCTAAGTAGGTATTTTTAATTTTGACTTTCTGTCTTATGTCTAATATTAGTTTTGGAACATCATGGCTTTCCGAGAGTATATTTAGAGCCTCTTGATTTGTAGAGGTTGCTCCTGTACTTGTTTTTATGCTTGTTGGCTCTAGTCCTAAATAATCAAAAAGTAAAGAACGAAGCTGAATAGTAGAGTTTGGATTGAACTCTTTTTGTTCTTTTTCTTCAAACTCTTTTACTTCTTTGAACTCATATAACTTTTCTATAGCTTGTTCTATATCTGTTTGCATTAGTTCTGTGGACTTCCATAGTCTTTCTTTATCAAATGGAACACCATTGTCTTGTACATCTGTTAAAAACCTACAAGCAGGTAAGAGTATGTCTGTATATACTTTATAGAATTTTTTATCTTTAGTATATTCTTCAAACTTTTGAAATAAAATAAAAGTACATACTGCGTCCATCGCAGCATACTTTTTCATAATATCAAAAGGTATCATCTCCCATTGAAAACTATCTTTTAATATTCCATGTTGTTTTCTATACTGTTCTATCCAATCATACATAGGTTTTTCATAATCACCATAGTCTGTATACTTAAGTGATAGTTGTTTTAACCCGTGTGTTCCTGGTTGTTCATTGTTTACGTAGTGTAATAGCATTGTATCTTCAAATCTTGGAAACTTAAATCCAAAATGAAACTCAAAGAAACCTAAATCAAATTTAGCATTATGAAATACCACTCTTTTCTTATCGAATAATAGTTGCATGAGATGTTCTGCTTTTTCATCAATACAGTCTGCTGACACATACGCTCCATGCTCAGGCTCATAAGATAAACTAAAGCCTAGCATATAACCATCTCTGGGGTATAACGCTGTTGTCTCACAGTCGAGTGCAATAAAGTCATAGTCTGAATCTATTGCTTTATCTAAAAATACATATAAGTCTCTACTATCTGTTATTCCATAAACTTTATCTTCCGATAATTCTTTTTGTTTTAGTTGGCCAGTTACATACTGTTCTGCACTTTCTATGCTTTCTTTCCACTTTTGTTTCATTTCAGGTTTGAAACTTAACATCGCTGGATTAATTAGTGGTATAAATTTTTTATCTACTACTTTACCACTATACTCTGTAACTGATGTTATCTTTGTAAAGTATTTTGTTGGCTCTGACCCAACAAGAATTACCCAATCAAAGTCATCTACATCTATCTCTAAGTCCACATCTCCTTTTAGAACTTTTTTCTTACTTGGGTCGGAACAAAGAGCAAATCTATCTGTAACAAAATCAAACTCCAGATGTTTTTGTCTGGAGGGTTTTGTTTCAATTAATGCTATTCTTGCCATAATATAATCTCCTCATATTTCTCACTTGTTCTACCGAAAGGTCACCAGCATCATTGATACCCTCTGGTAATTGTTTAATCTCTGCGTCTAGGTTAATCCTATCACATATTGTTTTTATCTTTTCTGCTCCCATCTGCCCAGCTGTATCACTATCTAGTAGTACATCGACTTTTCTAATTCCTTTTAATTTTAACAAGGATAACTTATCTTCGTTTACTCCTTGTACTCCAAATATACACATTGCATTTGTTAATCCACCTTCCCATAACTTTAGAACATCAAATATTCCCTCTGTAAGAATAACTGTGTCATTTATTGGTCTTGCTGATATGGGGTGGAGAGGTAAGTTGGCTCCAACGGGAGTGTTATAATATTTGGGAGTCATACCTCTCTTCCCTCTACAAACAAAGGCAACAATCTTTGTTGATATATCTCTCACAGGAAAACATAGTCTATCTGTGAAAGGGCTAATAACTGCTGTAAATGTTTCAAACTTTTCAAAAGTACCAGCTGAGATACCTCTAAAATTACTTTTGTATGGTAACCAACCACTAGGTTTTTCTACTCCAGTAGTTGAGTGTCTTTTTAATCTTATCTTATTTATTAATCTACTTCTTGTTGAGTCTAGCACATTTTGGTTTAGTCCAAAAAATAAATGTAATTGACCTTTATAACCACAAGAAAAGCAGTGAAATACACCACTTTCTTTATCTATTCTCATTGAGGGGTTGTGGTCGTCGTGGTCTTTACTTAAACATCTAACTATAAAATCTTTACCTTTAGATGTATACTCTATATCTTTTTCTATAAGAAGCTCTTCTACATTCATCTAATTTCTTCTTGCGCTCCTTCTCCCTCAAACATTTGTTCTTTTAGTGCCGACTTCTCCTCTGGATTCATTGCTGATTCAGGACCAATCCTTAATGTTTCCCAATTCACAGCACTTGTAAACGATTTCATTTCTCTACTCCTCATTTTTACACAATTGAATGTCATACAGTTATCTTCTTGCTCCCAAACATTCAAGGAGTAAGCAGCATCGGCAGCATCTAGTATGCCTTTTGCAAATCTAGCTTCTCCTGTTGAATCTGTTTGATACGGAGAGAATACCATAGCTCCATACTCTTGTGCATATGATTTTAGTGTTTTACTAATCTCTACTTGTTCTATCCAATCGTACTGACCCGATCGGCTTGGTCTGTTGTTTCTTGTTACTTGGTTTAGATAGTCTACTATAATTACTCCTGGCTTTATAACTTCTACTTTTTGTTTTAGCTCTGCTTGTATTCTTCCTAATGTAAGCCCAGGGTCATAAACAATATCTAGTTGTCTTTCTTTGTGTAGTGGCTCTCTTGTTAAATCTCTATGAAAATCATTGAATTCTTCTTTTATGTTAGAGTACTTAGCTAATATCTCTAATCCATTCTCATATCTTCCTGCCCACCACTTTGCTAATTCATGCCACTCTAGTGGAGCCATTTCTTTTGTTCTTAGTCTTTTCATTGGTATTCCAGTTGCTATGGAACACATTCTTTGTAGTATTGCTCTACTATCCATCTCGATAGTAAAATAGATTGAAGACTTGTTTTGATTATAAGCATTGACTGCAACATTACAACAAGTCAAAGATTTACCAGCTCCTCTTCTACCACCAACTAATACTAAATCATTTGGTGAAAAAGCAAAGTCTGCATCATACTCTGCATTTAATCCAAGTGGTAAATATCTTGAAAGTTCTTCGTCTGACTCAAATATATTCATTCTTTGCATACTTTCCTCAGGCGGAACTAAATCAACTCTATCCGATACGTTTAATACTATATCAGATAAAGTATTTATATTTTCTTCTGCTGTTTGAAACCCTATGCTAGTGTCAATAAATTGTTCTAGCTCTTTAAATATCTCTGTTTGGGTATACTCGTTCTTTAAATAATCTAACAGCATCCATGCGTCAATATCTGTTTCTACAGACTCTATCGCATAAATTTTATCTAGGGTAGCTTCATCTCTTACTTCAAAGTGTAACTCCTCAAAGGTAGGAAGTTTCTTATATAACTCAACATGATTATTCAAGACGCGAAAAATCCCTTGAAGGTCTCCACTTAGGTAATTTTCCTTAAGTGCACTCCAAGTTTCTATATCATCTTGTATAATTATCTGTTTTATAAGTGCCGAAGCAAGATTCAATTCTACCTCCCTAAAATAATAAAGTGGGGGCCATCACTCGTGATAGAAGCCCCCGAAAGAAATTTTAACTAGCCGATTTCTTTTTTAGCAGCGCCGTTGTAGTCTGCACACTGAAGTCCTCTTCTTGTTAGCATGGTTTTAACACCTCTAACAGTCTTTCCGATTTCATTTGCAATATCTTCAACTGACATGCCTGAGATATCTAAGTCAGCTAGGACGTCTGCCTTGCTTGAACCCTTAGTCTCTTTTTGCTTTGGTATAGCATTGATGTCACCACTTCTTAGTAATGATAATGCTTTACCTCTGATAGAATTTACACTCTTACCGAGAGCTTCTGCAATCTCTTCAACAAAAGAACCACCTTGTACCATTGATACAAACTGCTCCTCTTCTTGAGGTGTGTAAGTTCTAACACTTTCTGGCTTAGGAGCAGGTTTAACATGCTCTGTAAGTTCCATAGAAAGAATTTTACCTTGAATAGACTTAGCACTAAATGCTCCGCCTTCAAAGTTCTGTGCGATTTCCGCATAAGTATAAACTCCGCTGTTATCTACAACAAAGTTATTTAATGTTGCTTCTTGCTCGTCTGAAAAAGACTTAGAAGCTGAAGCTGAAGCTAATTCAACTTCGTAACCCATTTTTCTAAGTTTTGAAGAAACACTTCTTGAAGAAGTTTCTAATTCTTCTGCCGCTTGTGCAACAACAACTTGAGAAACAGGGCCTTCGCCTACAAAATCAACAAGAGATTGTGTTCTCTCGTCTGTCCATTTTGGTAATGCCATTTTATTTTTCTCCTATAAATTTTTTTAAATTTTCAATTATCTGGACTCCTCGTTCTCGAGCAGTCTTGGTTTTACTACTTTCTAATCCACTTTCATTTATTAGCACAGTAACTTCTTTTGTTAGGTTGTCTTTTACTATGTATCCCAACTTTTCTAATACTGCTTTTGCCGCAGCTTTAGTTGGATAACTCTTTAATTTACCCGTGATACATACTGTGCCGTTCACATTTTCTTTTGGCTGAGTAGTTTTGCAACTAAAAGAAAAGGGAAGTTTATAGTATTCGTTAGTATGAAAATTATTAACTAACCAATCTACTAGACTATCCGTAGCTTTAGGGCCGAGACCTGCTTCTGAGCAAGTTGCTGGATTAATCTCACTTATGTGCGAAACTACTCGAGACAGCTTTTCAGTCGCAGTTCGACCAATTAATGAAATGCTAAATGCAGGTAAGAGAGTAATGAGGTCAACAGCTTTACTTTTCTCTATTTCATGGTGTAGCTTGATACCCAATTTCTCCGACCCTAGCAAGTCACATAACTCATTCTGTGAAAATGAATAAATATCGTGAAGGTCTTGTATGCCCAACCTACTGATAGTGGCAGGGCCAAGTCCTTTAATTTTGAGAGTCTTTGCAAAGTTTTCTACTTGTTTCGAAGACTTCGCATGACAAGAATCGTTGTAACAGAATAACTGTTCATTGACTAGCTGTAGCACAGAGCCACAAGCTGGACAATTCACTGGTATATCTATTTCTTTCATCTGTCTTTTCAAAATATAAGTATATTATACAATAAAACACCAACGTTTGTCAAGAACTATTTTTTGGAAAGTCTTGGTTAATCTTTAGCAAACATTCGAAGTTAAAACATTCGGTATGTCCACCAAATTTTATGGAAGGTTTATATGAATCTTCCTTGTATTTTTCATGAATGGCTTGTTCCATTTTCCAACAATCATAGATTGGTCCAAACCACTCTCTAACTCTCATTTGTCTATACTGTGGTGAATAGAAGTCACCACTAACTCCTCTTTGGAGTGTTCCTCTGCCTGTTTTTCCTTTTCTGCCTTTGGCTATCCCTACTTTAATAAACTTTTCGCCCGTCTCAGGGTTTATCATTTTAATTAAATATAAGATACCAGGCTTCTCTTTTTCTTCAGGCCTGTTCTTAAAGTAGGTTTCGTTATACTTACCTGCCACGGAATAACCACAATTTCATTCTATAAGCAAGTCGAAACCATCTAAAACCATCTCCGTATGGAGCTGATTTTAATTTATTATAAATCATTCTCTTTATACCTCTGTGAAAAGTATAATCGTGTATAAAACACTCGAATGTATGCTGTGACTGTCATAAATGCTACTGATATAACTGACAGCGACCACGCACTTGTAATATCCCAAATCTCAATACATAACCACAGTATTAAGTAATTTAAGGGAAACTGTGTGATTAAAGCACTGCCTATACTAAAGGCAGACTCCTTGTGTATTCTCACACTTCTTTTGTCTCTACTAAAAAATCCCATGTTCTTTATCTTCTAACTCCCATAATCCATCGACATAGTTTTCAGCGGCATCTTCCGCATATCTTTCACTATGTTCTTTTATAATTCTTGTTCCTAACATTTCATCACCATCATAGCATCTCACTATGTAATGGTCATGATATTTATATACTTCTGCTTTTCTTTTATCTCTCCAGTAAGAGTGTAATAATATTGGCTTTTCCATTAGTCATCTCTCCACATACTAATATCAGGTGGGTCTGTATCGTCAAAAAAGAACAATACAAATGCAAAGACTGCTAGAATAATAACAATAATTGTTAGTAATTTACTTTCAAAAAGCATCGTCTTTATACACCTCTTCTAATGTTGGTTCATATACATCTCGTCTGAATACCTCTATGTCAGGTATTTCAAACTTGACTCCTGTTCGTTTCTGTATTCTTAGTTGCTCATGTACCCATAAGTCGTATTCAGTTTTTAACTGTCTTTCTGAGTATAATATCACTCTACTCTCCTTACTATCTTTGGTATAATTTTGCCACTTCGTATAACTTCTACTTTGCAACCTATCTCCAAGCCTAGTCCTTTTATAAACCCAGCATTGTGTAGAGTTGCTCTTGTAATGTTTGCGTCATCAATTACGATAGGCTCTAGAATTGCAACTGGAGAAACTGCTCCAGACTTACCAACATTCCACTCCACATCAAGTAGAGTAGTTACTACTCCTTCTTCCCTAGTTTTAAAAGCAAAT